AGCCTCATTCATCTGTTCAGGCGTAACAGGTTTTTGCGGGTTTTTGGCACTAACGGGCGCAACCATCACCGAATATTCAGTATTCAAGCCCTTACCAACTCTGGTAACGATAATATCCATACCATTGACCGGATCGGTAATATCTTGATCGGCCTCATCATATTCCTCAATCTGCTCAAGGACTTTGGCAAAGGTTGTTGGTGACAATTCAAGCACTGTAACCTTATCGCCCTCGCTGCGGTCGATAACGTTAAGCAGGATGGATTTCTTTGCCCGCCAGCTTTCATAGAGTTTCTTGCTGTCTTCATCCGTCGCGCTGGCAATGGCCTTTTCAATGACGGCGGAAAGTTGGGCAGGCTCACCAAAAGTTGTTTCTGGATCACCAACTACAGCAAGCGGCTTGGCATTTTCTGCCGCCTTGATCCAGTGAACACCAAGTTCAGCCCACCATTGCCCGTCATTAGGGTCAACCCATGCGGCTTGTTGATGCGTTGGTGCAAGAATACGATATTGATTGCGGCCTTCTTTTGGTTTTGTCGTCTTTGAATTGTTGGTTTGATAGCGGGCTTTCGATTGTGCGGGACTTAGTGCCATGTTCTTGATCCTTTAATCGTTCGTGCTTTGTATTTATGAGTTAATGTTTGTGCTTTGTGACTTTTGTTTTGAGCGCGTTAAACGCTGCTCTTGTTATTTATAGCGATAAGCATATTGGAAATTTTACACGGATATGAAGGGAAATTTATTCTTGCGCGGCGTTGCTGTTCCGATTGCGTAACCGGTCAAGCTCGCGGGCTTTGGCACTCTCAACGACATTTTGCGCATCCTGTTTTGCCATGATGCGCAATTCACCTTTCATTTCTTCACGCTCAATCAGCCCTAATTGAACAAGCATGTCGCGGCGGTGGCGGAAACTCTCTACCGCTATTTTGGTGGTCGCTTCAATACGTTTGGCCTCGCTTAAGTCAATCTTGAGCTTGATAATTTCTGCATTGACGGCAATACGTTTTTCCAGCATGGTTTCGGTGAGTTTTTCGCCACTGACTGCTGATTGTTTGCGTTCCCGTTGATAAAGTGCTGCCTCTTTATTTTCCAATGCCAGCTTCAATAAATCAACCTGCTTGGCAGCTTGAGCAGCCAAAACGCCATAATAGGCTAAAATGGCTGATTGCTCCATCATAGCCGAGCTTAAATCATTGACAGAAAAAGCCAGATCGGCCTTTAGCTTGTCTGGGTCAAGAAATTGTTTAACTGTGATTGTTGTTGGCATGTTAGAGTCCTTAATTTCAGATAAGCCTATGGATCAGGCAAGCAATTCGGCGACTTTCAAGAATACATCGTTCATATTGGCTTGCTTGTCGCTATCATGGTAAATCTCGCCCGGTGAGAAACCGACAACCAGATTGCAATCATATTTTGCATTATAGACAACATGCCCTGCCTGATCGGACGCTTTGCCTTTGAAATCAGGAATAAAATGCCGAACGGTTTGCGACCCGAGCAAAACAATAACCGGTGGTTGCAGCAACTTAATTTCGCGCTCAAGATAGGGCTGATAGAGTGTGATTTCACTTGCAGTTATTACAGAGTCGCGCTTGGGGCGTTTGAGCAAAGCTGTCCAATAAACATCAGCCAAAGTTAATCCAGCTTCATTCAAAGCTTGCGCTACGGCTATGCTTGACAGTGATAATCCCATAACACCGGCATTTTCATCGCTATTTGTTGGCGCATCGGAAATAATCATGCAGCTTGCAGCCTTGCCAAAATGCGGCTTGATTGGTTGACCATCAGGATCATCTGCACCAACACCAAGCGTGTTACGATATTCATCAATCAATGCGGCAATTTCTGCCTTTGTGTCCTTGTCTTTGAACATATCCCGATTGATCGGAACATGGGCAGCTATAAGTCCAGGCAGTAGCTCAATCTGGTCTTGGATGCGTGATGGGTCGTTAACCAGTGGTTGGCCTAATTCAACGCGGGCAAAAGCACCAACCTTATCCAGCGCCTCTTGGTGCTTGATGTTGCAGCGGCGTTTTTCAACACGCCCAAGAAAATCCGCCTTGCTTGTAAACTTGCCATCAGCCCTTGCTTGCAAAATAGCCTCAACCGTTTTGCTCGCAATGCCCTTGATGCGTTGAAACGGGATAATCAGGCGAACATCGGTGGCAATTTCAAACCGATCCGTTGATAGATTAATATCCGGCATGGAGACATCAATGCCGTCAATCTTGGCATCACGTATCAGGCCGGGCAGTTTATCTTCGTCAAGCAAGGATAGGGCGGCAGCGTAAAATTCTGCCTTGTAGTGGGTGCGCAGCCACATCGTTTGATAGGAAAGTAGTGTATAAACTACAGAATGGGATTTATTGAAGCCATATCCCGCAAAACCTTCAATTTTATCAAATAACTGCCCTGCCCAACGCTCATCTACGCTAACTTGGCTAACACAGCCAGCCACAAATTTATCGCGCTCTTTTGCCATTTCTTCCGGCAATTTCTTGCCCATAATTTTGCGCAATTTGTCAGCTTCTGCACCAGAATAACCCGCAATCACACGGGCGATTTGCATTACCTGTTCTTGGTAGGCAATCACGCCATATGTTTCTTCCAGAATTGGCTGCATCAAGGGATGATCATAGTCGATATATTCCTTGCCTTGCTTGCGCTGCCAGAAGGAATCCATCATGCCCGATTCCATCGGTCCAGGTCGATAAAGTGCGGTAGCGGCAGATATATCATTGAAAGTAAGATTGCCGTCTGCGCCCAAGTTTTTTAATAATCGCCGCATACCGCCAGACTCAAACTGGAAGATGCCGGTTGTTTTGCCTTTGGCGAAATTCTCCAAAACTTGGGCGTCATCAAGCGGGATAGAAGTTAAATCTGGCCGCTTACCCGTGCGTTCCTGAATATAGTCCAGCGTCAGCTTGATTTGATCAAGGGTGCGCAAGCCCAAAATATCAACCTTGACCAGCCCCTGATCTTCAACGATACGCTTGTCCCAACAAATAGCCGCTGCGTCCTTGCGTTGCTCAATAACGCCGCGCTCTACCAGTTCACAATCAGAAATCACAATACCGGCAGCATGTTGTGAGAAATTGCGAATTGTGCCTTCCAATTGCTCCATCACCGGCCACAGATAATCATACTTGTCGGCAAATTCGTTGATAGCTTCAACCTCTGCCTTACAATCAGCAAGGGAGGCTGTTTCGCCATGTAATTTTGGCACAAATTTTGATACCGCATAATCCGTTGCCGGAATATTTGCGACACGACCAACATCGCGCATAGTGGAAGCCGCGCCTAATGTGCCAAAGTTCGACACGCCCGCAACACGATTTTTACCGTATTTGCTTACCAGATAATCAACAATTTCATGGCGGCGTTCGGACATGAAATCAAGATCGGCATCAGGCAGGTCAATACGATCTGGATTGATGAACCGCTCAAACAACAGGTTAAAGCGGATGGGATCGCAATCGGTAATGCCCATAAGATAGGCAACCAGCGAACCACCAACAGAGCCACGCCCTGGTCCGACCAGAATATTGTTGGATTTGGCTTGATTGACAATATCCTGCACCAACAGAAAATAACCGGAAAATTTCAATTTCTTGAGGGTTGATAACTCATAGGCCAAACGTTGCTTGTAAATCGTATCAAGCTCGGATTTTGCTGGTTGATGGCCGAATACGGGTTGGGCAAAGCGTGTCTGCCAGCCTTTGACACAAGCCTTGACAACGGCAGCATACTCATCATCGGCCATTTTAGGCAGGGAGACTTCTTCTTTCTGCCATTCATAACTAACGGCATCAACAATCTTGTCTGTGTTCTTTATCGCCGCAACAACATGCTGGTTTGCTTCGTTCATGCCACGCTTGCTTAAATGCTCAATGGCGCTTTTGGCATGGGTAAAAAATTCAGCCGAACCCATAATGTGAAAATCACGCTGAAAGCGTGAGCGAAACCACGGATCAGTAATCTTTTGATTATTGCAAATAGCCGCCATAATTTCTTGCGCATCCGCGCCGCCTTTTGGATAAAGGGCTGGTCTGATGGCGATTGTTTCAAGATTGTGCTTATTCGCATAATGCAAGGCCAGTTCATTCATGCGACCAAAATAAGGGGCTGCATCCAAGATAATTGGCGCAAAAATCAAATTTACATGCTGTTTAATCTTGTGGATGATGTTGTCAATATCGGGATGGGTTAGCACTGAATCCGTATCGCCCAAGATAATGCTTAAGTCGTCTTTGTTTACGCTGGCTAATCCCCGATAAAGCTCATCAAAACCTAATTTGGCAACATAGTAGAAATGTGTCTCATCATACCCAAGACTCAATAGCCGGAATATGGCTTGCATGCCCATTTTGGTTCGCGCCACCAATGTCAGAAAATACGCCTTTGGCATATC